TTTCTTCATCTTTTCGGCTCGTATCTTTATATCCCCATCATAAGCTTCAATAGTATATACTCCATCTGATTTTTCTATTATTGGTCTAAATAATATTGCCATTATATTTGGCAAGTTTTTTTGCAAACCTAAATTAATAAACGTTTCAATATCTGCATATTCACCTAATGTTATTTCTGATAAATCAGGATGGAATCCATATTCAACATTATCTATTGTGTACGATTTTTGCAGCACACCTTCTGTTTGCATTTGAATTTTAGCTAACTTTTCAAATATTAAACCAACGCTGCTTAAAGGTAATTCTTTAATTAATTTTTCAGGCAAAGTAGAAAGTAATGTTATGGTTTCTAAAGCTTCTTGTGATTTGCTTTTAGCTTTGCCCATATTTAATTCCATAAACTTTTCTAACGTTACTTCTTCCCAACTCTCTACAACGTTGTAAGTTTTTTTCTTGCCTTTATTATTTATCTTTACTTTCATATATTATTAAATAGAAATTTTGTGTATTTAGTTTAATGTATTATATTTGCCGACTACTAGACAAGTTTTTTAAGTTAGTAAAAGGAGTAGGCATAAAACGTGGGCGTGTCTACTCCTTTTTTATTGCACATAATATTTGCCTAAATTTGGATTGTCTAAATGGTAAATTACGTTATATCTAATACCATCAATAGCGTGGTTATAAGCATCAACATAAAGCTTACTTCCTTTATCTGCATACACATAGTTATTTAGCTCTTTAGCTATGTTAGTAGATTCAGTTGTTATAATCAATTCATAATCTTGCATTCTTGTTATACCACTTTCAATAGTTCCTTTCTTTACTGGTTTTATATTTACGCCTAAATGTCGCAAGTCTTCAATTAGTCTTGGTTCTGCACTATCACCTATAATTAATTTATTGCTTACTTTTTCTAATATTAACTTTGCTAATTCGTGAGACTTCAAACCATTTTTATAGATATGTTCTTTTAGATATATTTTTTTTTTGGTTTTATCTATTGCTACTTCTGTTAAACTATCAGGATCAACACTAAATCCAAAGTCCATTCCACAAGATGTTTGTAAACCATCAGGATTAAATTCACCTATTGACCAATTATTAAACACTACACCTTCTGCTTTGTCTAGCCAACCACCTAATATTTTATGTTGATACTTTTTAAAGTTCCTATGTTTTATAGACTGTATACGCTCTAAGAAGCTCTTAGAAAGGTTTTCTTTATTGTCTAGGTATGTACTATGTATGTAACATATATTGTCTTTAACACC